AAAAGTCATCCATGAGGATCTCGTCGGAAGTCATAGTGTACTGAAATAAGGGTTGTCTGTCTATAGAGGTGATGTTAGAGTTAATACAAGTCAGATTTAAGCCATGCTGAATCTAAGTTGGCTTGATACAGAACAGAGTTTTCTGCATCAACGTGTTCTTATGCAAGCTAAAAAGCTAGACAAAGAACAACTTTTAGAGATTTTTGAAGAAGTGCATAGACAGCATCTTTTGCATAAACGATTTTTTTCTGGTTTAGTTAGTTGGTGTGTTAAAAACGGGATTACTCTTCCCCCGTTGACTGATCTTTTAGTGCCTCGTGAAATAGATCGACGTTCGATTAAAGAGGATGTTAAATGTGAACCCACGACTGATGAGCAATGATTCTGTTTATTTGAGACTTACTCATACCATATTTAACCTGTAACTCTCTCTGAGTTTTACCCTCTTTATATTCTCTACGCATAGCTAATACGTTTTCTTCTGTTAAAACGGCCATTGGATGAGTTGATCCTCGTGACGCAACATTCTTTAAATCATATGGATTAATAAGCTTTTTTCCATGTGGGATCAATAATATCTCCTCCGTGGAAAATTTAAGGTTACACATTGGACACAACCGTCTTCTGGTCTTTCCGTTACTCTTTTGGCGGACCTGAAGTACTTGTGTACTTATACAGGTACATTTGGGGTTTGGACAGAACATTTGCCGTGTAATAAAAAAGCGCCGGGAATGCCGACGCTAGGTTTGCTCCAACAAAGACTATAGTCTAAAAATCTACGCCTAGTGCTTTTGCTTGCTCCTCCGTTAGTTCTACTGCTTTCTTACGTTTGGGTTGCGGGGGTTCAGCCTTTATAACAATCGCGTCTTCCGATGCAGGAGCAGCACTTGAGGAGAACATGCGAGGTCTAGGTGAACCTTCTACTTCTGGTCGAGCAGCTGCAAACTGTGCTTTAATCGAAACATGATCGGATCCAAGAGGTAATTCAACTAAGTCAGAGCCTGGGATATGTGACTTTAAGCAGTGCACAGTTGAATCAGAACCCGTGGTTCCCAACCAGTCAATTATATCTTTAACTAGCTTCTCTTCTTCTTCGTTTTGTGTAGGGCGATCTTTAAACTCGAGGGCATTAAAGTTTATTTTCGCTCCGTCAGCTCCAGTTACTGGATCTCGTTCGTTAAAGGAACGAGTGACAAATTTACTTGAAGTAATTATTGAAGCACAGTTAATTCTGTTGTTGTAAAGAGTTTGAAAATAAGCTATAAAGTTCTTCTGACTTGATTTACCGGAAATCATAGAAGTAGTTACGCAACGCGGAGGTAACAAGCGATGTTTTGGAGTAACACCTATGTATGCGATACGAATAAATTCTTCTTGATTTCGCATTCCAATGTTTCCATAGAAAGGAGTAAACCCTAAGAGGATGAACTCAATTGGAATTCCGTTGTCGTTTGCGTCGATGATAGCTGAATCAGAATCTACATCTGATTTCCATCGGCGAGCTTGCAGATCAATTCGTAGTGTGTGGGGTGGAACGTTGGCGAGAATTTCTTCTTCGGAAAATTGGCTAGCAATAAATACCATGATTAGATACCAGAATTACAGGGAGAAGTCGATTGATCCAATAGCCGCCGCTGCAACTTTACCTTTTTCAGGATCAGCTGCTTTTTTAGGTGCGGGTTTGGAGGATTTGGGTAAGTAAAGAATCTTATCCAGTGTGTAGTTTAGGTAACTCTTGTCGTCTTTTTCGCTCGTGGACACCTTACCTACGGCAATTGTTGGTGTTCCAGGAGCTAGGTCAGACAACTGTTTAGATAATTCTGCCCATGCTGTGAGCTTGAACCAACAAGTTTCAGAGTTTTCTGCTTGCCACGCCAAAGATCGATTGGTTACTGTCGTATCAGAGAGTTCTACCTCATCTGCTTTAGGTCCAAGACCTCCGGCAGCAATGAATAGGTTTATTGCAAGCAGGTCATCAAAATTATCTTTAGATACTACAAGCATCGGTTGCATCTGGAGCACCCCGTCGACGGTCGATCTTGTGGGACCGATCGCTAAAACAGACTCATTTTTTTGTAGCTGTTGTAAAAGTTTACCTACATAGTGATCTTTGTTTTGTAGGAGTTGGACTTTTGTGTTAACTCGCCTGTCGTTTGACGGGAGGGCTTCGGCTAAAACGTTGATTGTTTGTTCGTCAGTTTGAGCGAGGTCTGTAATTTTCAGACCCAACAGAAAAATGTTCATTCTTTAATTTCCGATAAATGGTTGAACGGTGTACCTTTAGTGCCTTGGCTGCTTGGCTTACACCAGAACCTTGGCTTATAAATGCTAATAGCATATTGGTATCTCCGCCAGTTAATTTCGAGTTTTTTCCGGTTCTGTAAGAGAAATGATAAGGGTTTATACAGGATTTGCAATTGCAGCTCGGGCGAGCGAGAGCTCCTTCTCGTGGTATATCTAAATATTTTAGAATTAAGTTTCTTACGTAGTAACGTTGTTTAAGCGCATATAAACAAGGCACGTTATTACTGAAAGGACCCTCCCAAGGAGTACACACTTTATAATCAAATAAGTTAAAAGTTAATCTTTTAAATAAAGTAGAAAGTAATGTTTGTTTGTAAGAACCATAGTGTAGTGTAAAAGAAGTTGCGTCTAGGGCACGACAAATATCTTCAGCTTGCGCTACAGCATGGTTACTATTATTAGCTTCGATATCAAGGTCTAGTACTTTATCTTCTTGAGATATTTTAATTCTATACTTTCTTTCTAGGTTCATGAGAGATAATCAAATACAAATATAGGGTTGTTTTTTATCGCTTTGGACCATAAAGCTCATAAATACTCCGACCTTCTGCCAATGCGCTTTCTATTATTGAGGCTTCTGATCGGTAAGTCGGTGTTTGTTGAGAGACAAATTGTTCATATACCTGAGCCGGTGACGTCTGCGTGGACGTAGAGCTTGTACTTGGTGACTCACTTTCGTTCTTAAGATTTTGAAATTGGTTTTGTTCAAAGGCACCAATACCGACAGCTTGTTCATATGCCTCAGCCGGTGATGCCTGCGTGGACGGAGAACTTGTTGGTTGAGGAGTTTGCTTACTCTTTAAATAACTCTGTGCATCGGGGTGTAACCCAATTGCTTTAAGTGTATCATCTAGCGTTGCTTTTCCTGATGTTATTTGATTCGTCCAATAATCAAATCCTTCTTTATCTGGTTCCGCCTTACCTAAATATTTTTCGTAAGCTTGATCTAATTTATTTGCGATATTAAATGTCTGATTTGGAGTATAGAAAGCAGTTCCTTCTTTTGAGTAACCTAACCCCGGTAAAGTTCCCTGTTCTTCAGCGCTGCTTGTGTACAGACGATTCCCCGTGGCTGCGTTGTAGTAACGTTCTACAGCGGAAGTTCCTGGGCGCTCTGTAGTGTATGCTTCTCCAATAACACCTTCCATTCTGTATCCAGCATTTGCAGCAGTGTCTGCCTCTTGCTTATTAGTTGTTAAAAAATGTATTCCAGTTGATGGATTTAACAAGCGATATACGTCTGTTGCTCCTTCCGCTTCGTTTAGATCAGCAAATAGATCAAAGGCATTTCCTTCTAAAGTGTACCCTTCATTACTTCCTTCAGCTACATTTGATGTGTAGAAATGAGCGGCATCCCCAGGTTTACGAAAGCGTGTCATAGCTAAAGTCTGCGGTGTTTTACCTAAATCAGGTAACGCCGCATTCGTCGGGGTTGGAGTAGGAGTAGGAGTTGGAGTTGGAGTAGGGGTTGGAGTAGGGGTTGGAGTAGGAGTAGGAGTTGGAGTAGGAGTTGGAGTAGGAACTAAAGGGGGAGGAGGATTACCACTGTTAGGAGGCCCAATTTCAGGTGGAGCGGAGATAGGAGATCTTGTGTCCTCTGGATAATTTATTTTTGGAGCTGCGCCTGGAGGTGGGGTGAATGTAGCAGGTGCGCTGGGAGCTTGCGCTGTCGGAGCTTGCGCTATTGGGGCAGGAGGTTCTATTTTATCTTGTCTGTTGTAACTTAAAACACCTCCTTTAAGATTTGAGGGTTTTCTATAAGTCACTCCTTCTCTGTCAGTGCCAAAACGACTACCTGCCAGTTGAGGTGCAATATTTGTTTGAAAAAATTCTTTGCCTAAGGTTTCAATGTATGATTTAGTTGTATCATCTAAATCGGGAAATTCGTTGTCAATAAGTGGATTCGACTCTTCCGTGGGGGACGCTGTTACGGTGGGCACCGATGTTTCAAAGTTGCCCCCAGCTAATCTAGTTTGAGAGGGACTTGTACTTGGTGACTCACTTTCCTCCGTAATACCTAGCGAGGAGCGTTCCTCTGCAGTAGACAGATCTAAAAAGTTAGACGGAAATAGTGTGTCTCCTGCAGAAAAGGATTTGCCTTTTTCGAGGGGTTTGCCGGCGAGAAAGTAGGGCATGGTTAGTACAGAGTTTATGAATACGAGAATGAACCAGTGGATTCTTTCGGTTGTGAAGCAGGTGAGTTGACTTTAACTCTAAATTCTGGAAGGTATGCTTTTTTTAAATCAGGAAAATAACGAGACAGCACAGAGTCGTCATCTGACTCTTGCTCACTTTCATCAAATATATTGCCTGCGAAACGCATAAGTTTACTTGATTCTGCTTTATCTTAGCAAACTTCGCTTCGTAATCTTTTAGTGATAAATCGGCGAAGCTTATGTCCTTTTTGCACAGTCATGTCTAAGGTCTTAGCTTTTAAAGAGGCTTCTTCGTATGTCCTATAAAATTCCGCATCGTCTTTGTCCAAACAATAGTCAACAATTTTTTTATTTCTTAGAAAAGAGCAGACGTAAAGCCCCTCTGAGTTTTCTATAACCCAGATCTCATAAAAATCTAGTGTGGAGCTGGAAGCCATATCGGCCTCGGAAAATAGAATAGGTTGCTCAAGAAGTTTAGTCATGTTTTTAAAATGTGTGTTTTGAACCCAGTAAGGTAAGTTGTATTTTTATTTCGACGCCCATGAGTCTCCTACTGAAGCGTCAGCAGAAGACGGAACCGAGTCTAGAACAAAATTAGCTGCATCAATCATGATTGATTCAAGAATTTCTTTATACTTCTCAGCTAAATCCTCCTTTACTTCTAGCACAAGCTCGTCGTGGACTGCTGTTATTAAACGAACATCATCGTTCAGGTGCTGATTTAGTTCAGCAATAGCCAATTTTAAAATGTCAGCTCCGCTACCTTGAATTAAGGTGTTTGCACTGCACATCATTGTTGCGTCATCGTAACTAAGTAATCTTCTTCTACCGCAAGCAGTTCTTACATACGCCCAGCCGTCTTGAACAAGAGCTGCTCGTTCTTGATGCCACGCACGTAAGCGTGGATACGCGATGTGAAAAGCAGCGTGAGCAATTTTAGCTTCAGATAAACTGATCATCTTTCCACTCTGAGCCGCATAAGTTTTGTACTTGCGGTAGCCCATACCATATTGGAGAGCAAAGTTTAGTGTTTTACCTTCCTGTCGTTGAGCTTTGGTAACTTCAGAGATATCGATCTTGTAAATAAGACTTGCTGTCAGCACATGTAAATCTAAATTCTTAACAAAGGCTTCCTTCATCTGAGGAATATTTATCAGTTCTGCACCTAACCTCAGTTCAATTTGAGCCCAGTCACAAATGACTAGCTTGTATCCTGCAGCAGCGACAAAGCATTCCCTGAAATCCTTTGACCGTGGGATCTGCTGGATATTTACAGCATAAACCGATTTACCCTCTTTTTTACTTGATTTAGGAGGTCCACTGCTGGTGAACCTACCTGAGTTTG